TTCCTACTTGGGGTGATGTTCTTAACAGAGCAAACCTTGGTATGGAAGTTATGCATGAAAGAAATGCACACAACTTCCCTCTAGACCTTGCATCTGCAGGTTCATCAGAGGTTGCACTTGTTGCTCCATCAGTTGGTTGATAAAAACAGAATAGTCTGTTATAATAAGGAGGTCTAACGACCTCCTTTTTTTTGTGAATATATTTGTTACTGATCCATCACCCTATGTGTCTGCACAGGTATTACCTGATAAGCATGTAGTCAAGATGCCATTAGAAACATGTCAAATGTTATCTATTGTTTGTTCTGACAAGTGGGGTCATGGTTACGGTCAATTGCATCGCACCAATGGTGAACCATACAAGACAGACAAGGGTGCATTTCGTAATCATCCTTGTACTGTCTGGGCAAATGAATCATTGATTAATACATGGTGGTTAGTTACTCATGGTATATCTCTATGTGATGAGTATACCCATAGGTATGGTAAAATACATAGTTGTCAACAAACTATAGAAGAAGCAGCAAGTATTATTCCTCTTCGTAAACCAACCACACCAAGATCATTTACCAGAGCGATGCCAGATGAGTATAAACATGACACAAGCATTGACACTTTTACTGCTTACAAAAATTACATTAGCAGCAAACCTTGGGTTGCATCTAATTATCTTCGTGACCCATCCAGACAACCAGATTGGATAACTTGACACACAACTGAATACTTGTTAAAATGAGAGGACTAAAAATGCTCTCATTTTTTTATGCATTTAATTTTACCTATTATTTGTATTGCTTTAATCTCTTTAGCAATCGTATATTCTATTATAAATCGTTATGATCCACACAGTTAAAAATGAAAGATCAAAATCCAGTATCTGATGGTGAAACCAAAACAGAAAAGATGAATAGGGCGTATGATTTGTACATCGAATCTATACATAAGCCTGATACCGTTTTACGTGCTTGTGCTCATAATCAGAAATGTTTTAATGAGTTAATGGATGTGCGTCAACAGGTGTTAGAGTATGTTTATACGTTAAGATCAAATGGACTCAACTCTTAGTTGTGCATGGCCAAATAACCTTTACAGAACTTACATGAACGGAAGACTTAAAAAAACTGACATGGAATCACGTCTTCTGAATATAAAGAAGGGGATTGATAATCATACTTGGTATCCTATGTGGACACCTAAAGAAAGATGGGCAGCTCAACAAGCACTCAATAATGCTCTTGATATTCTTGATGAATTTGATTACTAATTATGACAGAAGAAACTATTAAAGAAATATGTTATACTAAAGAAGAAGTTGACTTAATGATAGAAGCTGCTTTAGCAGAAGCAAGAGCAATTGATGAAGCATCAATGCGTAAACATAATAGGGATGCTACTATCATTAGTATGATTCTTGGATTTACATGTCTTGCATTATTTTTGGATGGTACATTAAGACTACTCGGTATCATTCCACCCTTTCTTGATATAGATATAAGTATAGTAGATAAGATTGCAGAGAAAGTGGAGACAGAAGTTATACCTTTACTCAATCAAGCAAAAGGATATATACCAAGGATATGATACCAACACCAGTATTTGAACTATTAGTATTAGTTCTATCATTAATATGGTTACAAGTTCTTCTAGCACAACTAGGAGTTTATAGTAAGGATGGTCCACCAAGAGATAAAGACTCTGGGAGACGGCCATAAGGTTGCCAAATAGATTTAATCTATTATAAGGTAGTTTGTATTAGAAAGGAGGGAACAACTTGTCTGGCGATAATATGCATGACCCACAACCAAATATAAGATATGCTGTTAATGTACATCACCATGATGAGTGGGAAAAAATGACATTTGAGGAAAGGATGAAAGTATTTTTACCATCTCTTAAGAAATGGGAATCTGAGTATCTTGAAAATAATAAAAAGAAATTATCTGAACAACAAATAGAACTTCTCACGGGAAGGCCTATTAGATCTTATGAAGGTATGATATATGGACAGATGTATAAACATTGGAAAAAACAAAAAGGAGTTAACTGGTAATGACTACAAACTGGGATGACAGTAATTGGAGAGAAGAATCTCTTCCTTATTACACAGGTAAACAAGAAAAGTTGTTGAGAGAAGGACCACATAGTCTCTCTCAGTCATGGATTATGCAAACAATGTATAATGAATGGAAGAGAAGGAATGGTTATAAAGATCCTGAACCACCTGATTGTTCATCAAACATGAGTGAATACTTCCAAAAAGAACAAGAATTTCTTATTGAGGATAATGAAAACTGAAATTTTACATGGTAAAGTAAAGACTGTCTTTACAACATCTGAACCTGATAAAGTCTTTATACAATATGAGGATAAAGTTACTGCTGGTAATGGTAGAAGGATAGATTTTCCTGAAGGAAAAGGAAAAGTCTGTATGGAAATTTCTGCATTACTCTTTAAGATATTAGAGGAACGTGGAATTAAGACTCATTATCTTAATAGTATTCCTATTGCTATTATGTCTTGTAAGAAGGTGGACATAATACCAATAGAAGTTGTGGTTAGAAATATTGCCGCTGGTTCTATCGTTAGACAAACAACATTAGAAGAAGGGCAAGTTATTAACTGGCCTTTAGTTGAATATTATTTGAAGGATGATAAGAAAGATGATCCTTTACTTACAGAAGATAGAGTTAAATTGATGGGTTATGGTGATGTTCTAGAAGATCTAGAATATACTGCTAGAGAAGTTAATGGAATATTATCAAAGATATTTCGTGAGATAGGTTTTACACTTGTTGATTTTAAATTAGAATTTGGTTATGATTCTGAACGAAATTTACTTCTTGCTGATGAACTATCACCTGATGGAATGAGGCTCTGGAAGAATGGAACGTCAGAAAGTTATGATAAGGACTTGTTTAGAAAAGAAAAAGGTGATATAGTGGCCGCATATCAATATATACTAAAAGAACTACAAGGGTATGTCTGACATGCACGGAAATTTAGAACCAGAAGAACATGTTTTTCGGGATGAAGAGCCTTCTGATATGTACGAAGATATGGCTAAACTCAACATGTTATATGAGGAGTTATGTTGGGATCATGATGACATCCTACAATTCTGTATTGAAGGAGATAGGATAGTCATACGTAATAGAACACTTGAGGAGGAATAGTGCCAGTATACAGAGATTATGAAATTCGTATCAACTTAAATGAATTGATCGAAAAAAGAATACCATGTTGTGATCTATTACATCCTGATCATTGTTTTACTGAGTCACAAGTTACTCAGATAGCACATGATATTAATATGGATTTGGATTTACATCCAATCTATCATCAGATTGATGAACATATTATGAGGTATGTTAAAGCAGCAGGGATAGACAACTCAGAACACTGGGTTGAGAAAAAATTACCAGATTTGGATGACTAATTATGAACAATCGTTATGAAACACCCCCAATACCTGAATGGGGAACATTGAGACAGAAACAAAGAAATCAAGTTAAGTCTAAGTTTTATTATATCTTTTGGGGTCTTGCAACTGCATCGGTATTTGCTGGACAACTGTATGTTGGTTCGGGATATCGCCAGATGTCAAGATCTTTTAATCGTATTGTAGATTCTGTTGTAGTGGAGCTTGAAAGATCTTATGATAGACAAAAATTCTATTAAAAAAAAGAGTAGGAGGTAAAACTCCTACTCTTTATAACTATTCTTTTAGAATAGTTTTACATATTTGATCTCGGTGATTATCTTCTGCATATTCTATCAGACACGTATAATAATCGTTGACTATTTGACTTTGTTCGTTAGCGTTGTCTAGTGTTTGTTCAAGGTGTCTAACGTTTTGATTCCAACCAGCTAATTGGTTGTGTGAAAGTAAGTTATGCATTGATATTCTCCATATTAAATGAGTCCCATAATAAAAAACTTTGGATTCATCTTGGGGCCTCCGTCAGTTATTCTATCATTATTTATTCGTGTTTGATAACATACCATTAATATTCGCAACATAAATTTATTTCTATATAATTTTTAGTACTTCTACTCATATGAATTTTACTGTTTATACAAAAGAAGGGTGTCCATATTGCTCTTCTATACTACAAATTCTCCTTGGTAAAGATTTAGCCTTTACAGAATACAAATTAGATGATAACTTTACTAGAGAAGAGTTCTATGCCGAGTTTGGTAAAGGATCAACTTTTCCACAAGTCGTAATGGATGGCAAAAAACTTGGTGGATGTATGGACTCTGTAAAATATCTAAGGGAGGAACGTATTATCTAATGAAACGATTCAGACTAATGAAAAAAATTCCTATAGATTCAAACATTTATGATATGGTGGAACATGTTATTGATGATGTGTTTTTAAGACAAACATTTACTTTTGATATGTATAGTTATCTAACATCAAATAGATTGACTGGGCCTATGATTGATGAGTTTATTGATAGTAGCACAGTTCATAGTATAGAATTAACTGTTAATGAATTAAATTTGTATATTGAAGGTGGTAGTGATAATGAACATAAACAAATCAGAGAGTCATATGGTTACTTAGGTAAACCTATGGCGAGAAAGATAAAAACGTATCTTGAATCCATTGTCAGTGATGTTTTTAAATATAAAAATGATAAAAAACCTGGCAGAAGAAAGGGTTCTAGGAATCGTAAAAAACTCACTAAATAAACTTAGATAGGATATCTACTAATGCTTACATCAGTACAAGTAACGTTGGTTTACTCAGCTCTCTTTTGTATAGGTGGAACTCTTCTCGGTATGATTCTTGGTGCTTTTATTGGTTGGTTCGCTTGCGATAAGTGGTCTGACTATGTTACACTAAAGAATGCACAAATTTCATCTCATCCTGAGATGTATGATCAAGACGGGAACTTGATTAAAACAGAACTAACAGCTCTACGTGTTATGTTAGATGAAAACGATTATTATTTGGAGGATGATGATTAATCATGGTTACTAAGACTAAAAAGTTGCCACCCAATCCCTTGATAACTGAAATACTTGATGCAGTATCAAAGGCAAGGTCTAAGGCAAAGAAAATTGAATTATTGAAAGAGTATGATTCCCCTGCCATTCGTGCAGTATTGATCTGGAATTATGACGATAGTGTCAGAAGTATGCTTCCTGATGGAACAGTACCTTACAACCCCAATGAGGCGCCAAAGGGCACGGATCATAACCAGTTAACCTCAGAGTATAAAAATCTATATCACTATGTGAAAGGTGGTAATGATACTCTTCCATCATTGAGAAGAGAGAGTATGTTTATTCAATTACTTGAGAGACTTCATATGGAGGAAGCTGAGTTAATTTGTTTGACTAAGGATAAGAAATTATCAGCTAAGTATAAGTTGACTCAAGACATTATTGCTGAGGCTTATCCTGATATTCATTGGGGTGGTCGTTCATGACAACCACGGTTTCTTTAACTGAAGAACAAGTTTCAATACTGAAAGATAATAGTGTTGTTGTTATTATGACTGGTTGTGATGATAAAGCAGCTGGTGATAAATCTCTTCCAACTACTGCATATCTTATTGAATGTGATGATGGTGAGAAACAATGGAAAGATATTGTTATGGGGTATAGAGTCCCTATTTTTGATTCTTATTGGGATGCATTTAAGAAGAATGTTATTCAAAAAATATCTTGGACTTCTGGTACTATGAATCCTAAGACATGGGGTAAGATTAAAAGTGCTCCCCCACCCAGAAAGAAAAGAAAACGTAAGTCAACGGAGGATAATAAATGAATGATGATTTATTAAGAGCTCAGATAACTGAACTTATTAGAGGTGAAATACAAGAAAATATTAATGATTATGTAGATTCTAAAGATCAGACCGAAAAGGCTGGACTTGGTTTCGTTGATAAGGAAGGTGATGATGAATTGAAAGTTAAGATACTCAATTCACGAGTAGAAAAAATTCTTAAGGAGTATAAGAAACTTAAGAAGCAGGAAAGATCTAATTTGGGTCAGATAAAGAAACTTGGTTTAGTTGATCAACATGGTAGACAGCTTTAAAAGTGTACTACTTGACTATATAATATAACTGTGTTAGTATTAACACAATCGTTCATCCCGATAGGGACGCAAGTAAGCCGACTCGGAACGGAATCGTTCATCCTCTTCGGAGGACGCAAAAGCCGACTAAAGGAACGGATTAAAAACCCAACTACTTTAGGAGTAAATCCAATGGCACTAGTCACATACAGGGGTGTCCAGTATGACACCAATGACAAGAAAGCTTGTCAGAAAATCAAAGCTGATCTTACTTACAGGGGGATCAAGCACTCAGAGGAAACACAGTATTGTGTAGTCTCTGCATAATAAAATCAAGGAGGGGTTGATCCCCTCCTTTTTTTATGGTATAATACGATCATGAATAGAGCTAAACTAAAAGTTTTAATTACTGCCTTGAAAGAGGTTGTGGATGAATTGGATTCAGAAATTTATTCTGATACTGGTAAATATATTCCACAAGATTCTGTTGAATCTGATTACGATGAGGTCTTCTAAGATGAATCTTAAACTAAGAGAACAAGTATTAAAAATTCTTTTACATGAATTTGGAGATACTGCATCCAATAGATCGATCTATGAATGTGCTGATGAATGGTGCAGTAAACAAGTCACTTCTAATGGTATTGTTAATTATTTTAAAGCTTACTATACTAAATAATAGGTAATCATACTCTATTATATTATTTTGAATGACAAGAAAGCAGCTAAAAAACTCTTGAAGAGGGCAAAGAAACATCCAGATTGGTATACGGAAAAGGATGTGTACTATGCTAAAATGATTAAAAAAAGATTTAAAACGAATGAAAGCAAGACTGATTCAAGCGACACCAAATCCTGAAGAAAACATGGCATATATTGCCCGTGTTTCTAACCCTTCTAATCAGGACAACGATAAGTATGCAGGACTATTGAAGTACTGTATCAAACACAACCATTGGAGTGTGTTTGAACAGGCCTCAATGACCTTAGAGATTGAGACTACTCGTGCTATTGCTGCACAGATATTACGTCATAGATCTTTTACATTTCAAGAGTTCTCTCAGAGATATGCTGCTAGTACGACACTTGGTGAAATAGAATTACCAGAACTTCGTAGACAGGATGAAAAGAATCGTCAGAACTCTACTGATGATTTAGATCCTAAGTTGGTTGACAAACTTAATCGTCAGATGATTACTTTGTTTAGTTCTGCTACTAGTCTTTATACTCAAATGTTGGAACAAGGTGTTGCTAAAGAGTGTGCTAGAATGGTATTACCTTTATGTACTCCTACAAGGATCTACATGACAGGCTCTTGCCGTTCTTGGATACATTATATTAATCTACGTTCTGCACATGGTACACAGAAGGAACACATGGAGATTGCGGAAGATTGTAGAAAGATCTTCATTGAACAATATCCATCAGTATCAGAGGCACTGGAATGGATTAAAAACCCTGTTCTTAAGGAGATAGATAGATTGAATAGTGAAATTAAAAAACCCACTGAAGAACCTACTGAGGATTAATTATGCCCACCTATCCTGTTATTAATTTAAAAACTAAAGAGAAGAAAGAACTCTCCATGACTATGAAACAATATGGTGAGTGGAAGGATGAGAATCCTGACTGGGATAAAGATTGGAGTGCAGGAGTTGCTGCTTGTCAAGAGATTGGTGAGATGCGTTTCAAAGGAGAGGCAAATTCTAGTGGATGGAACGAAGTACTAGACAGGGCTTCTAAACAGCCTGGTTCTACTGTTCGTAAAAATAGGGATTATAGTTAACATGCCAAGAAAGAAGAAAACTACTGAACCCATCGGGGTTGGCTACACTTCTAAGCAGATGAAAAGAAAGAAACCTATCAACAATGATCTTCTAGTTGATATCACTCCTCTTACAAAAAATCAGGAGAAGTTTTTTGATGCTTACAAAGATGGAAAGAACGTCTTTGGTTATGGTTGTGCAGGAACAGGTAAGACATTCATTGCACTTTATCTTGCACTACAAGATGTTCTATCTGACAGCACACCATACAAGAAAGTTTATATCTTTAGATCATTAGTATCTACAAGAGAAATTGGTTTCTTGCCTGGAGATCATGAAGATAAGTCTTTACTATATCAGATACCATATAAGAATATGGTTAAGTATATGTTTGAGATGCCTACAGATGCAGACTTTGAAATGTTGTATGGTAATCTAAAAGCACAAGAGACTATTTCTTTCTGGTCTACATCCTTCCTCAGAGGTACTACATTTGATGATTCCATCTTGTTAATAGATGAGTGTCAGAACTTGAATTTCCATGAGTTGGATAGTATAATAACAAGAGTTGGTGAGAACTCTAAAATTGTTTTTTGTGGTGATGCATCACAAACAGATCTCACTAAAACAAATGAACGTAATGGTATCTTAGACTTTATGAAGATCATCCAACAACTAGAAGAACAGTTTGAGATGGTTGAATTTGGTGTTGATGATATTGTTCGTTCAGGTCTCGTAAGAGATTATCTCATTGCAAAACTCGCTCTAGGACTCTAATGCAAAGAACTTTTCATAATTATCTCGGTGACATAGAGTTAAAGAGTAAAGATACGCCAGGTTGTCGTTTATATGAATTGCCAACTGGTGATTGGGTTCCATCTATAACATCAATCACCTCATTTTATAACAAAGAAAAATTTATAAAGTGGAGACAAAGAGTAGGTGACGAAGAGGCGAATCGAATAACGAAAAAAGCTACTACAAGGGGTACGGATTTCCATGAAGCCGCACAAGACTACCTTGAACAAAAAGAAATTATATGGGAGGAACATTTACCCGCTACACAGTTCATGTTCCACCATGCCAAGCCATTCATTGATAAGATCGATAATATACATGCTATTGAGCGCTCCATGTATTCTGAGTTTTTTGGTATTGCGGGCCGTGTGGATTGTATTGGAGAGTATGATGGAGAACTTGCAGTCATTGATTTTAAGACTTCAGAGAGAATTAAACCAGAGGCTTGGTTAGAAAATTATTTTGTTCAAGAAACTGCATACGCATGTATGTATTACGAACTAACTGGTATACCAGTTAAGAAATTAATCACTATTATGACAACTCCATCAGGAGAAGTTAAAGTGTTTGACAAAAGGAATAAAGACGAGTATATTAGTCTATTAGTTAAGTATATTAAAAAATTTGTTACTAATTTCACCAATGAATAAAGACCTAGATAAGGCACTAAAGGAAAAGTTCCTGTGTCAAACTAAATTTACTCAGGACATAGAAAACCTTGTAAAAGATACTACTGGACTGAATTATATTGATGCTATAGTGCATTACTGTGATGAGAATAAGATAGAAGTAGATTCTGTATCTAAACTTATTAGTAAACCATTAAAGGAAAAGATAAAGGCTCAAGCAACGGAATTAAATTTTCTAAAGAGAACATCACGAGCTAAACTTCCATTGTAATTATGCCATTTGCATATCATTTACCACCAATGCCACCTCATCAATCAACATTTATTGAAACTAGGATTTCAGTTCCTGTTCATGAACATGGTATAAAAGATGGAAAACCTTATAGTAAATCTTACTTTGTTCATCCTGAAATAAAGAATCCTTTTTATAATAATGTCATTAAAAACTAAGATAAAAGTGACTCCGTTTGAATGTTATAGAACTTATATTGCAATGAAGCAACACTTTACCAAGGAGAAGTATGATTATCTTAAGTATGGTGGTAAGTCTAGAGCATCTATTGTTTCTTTTAACAAAAGAAAGGATAGATATTTTTTTGAACGTATGAGTAGGAAGAAAAGTGATGAAGAAATTACTCAATATTTTATTTCTAATTTTATTTCAAGTGAAGATCCTTCTAAAGTTTGGATAGGGGAGATTATTGAAAATGGAGAAACCAACTTCAAAGAATGGCAAAAAAGAAATCAATCACTCTCTTACATATTCTCAAATGAAATTGAGGGAGTCTTTTCGGGAGGTGATTTCGACAGCTACTTCATTAGTAATCGCCAACATCCAAAAATCCTCAAAGAATACTTAAAGAAAAATATCTCAATAGAGACTCTTGTTATTCTTGATATGATACTAGGGTTTGGTAAAGAACTTGATAAAGAATTAGTAGATCCTATTTGGAGTACGGTTTCCTTGAAGATGAAAAAATATAGATCGTTCCTAAATATAGATGTACTTCGTTATAAAAAAATTCTAAGAGAGAAAATCTTATGAGTTTCCTAAAAAGTGCCCAAGTTCGGGCTGCTCTTGTTGAAATAAATGAACTTCAGGAAGATGTTATGAAAAGTGCTTTGAAATTTCCTGAAATGACTGTTGAGGAACAGTATGAACATATAGAAGATCTTGAAGATCTTCTTGAAAAACAACGTATCATGTACACTAGATTATCTTTATCAGATGATCCTGAAGCGAAAGCTATGAAGGAAAGTATTGATGAATCAACCAAGATGCTTGGTTTAAAACAAGATAGTAATCCAGCTCTCTTGTTTAAAATGATGCAAGATACTATTGTTCATCTTCGTACAATTGTTGAGAACCGTCTTGACAAGTGACAAAATTTTTGTTATACTAAACACATCCAAAATCTCAAAAAATCCGATTTAATCCTATGTCTTTTTCAGACTTAAAAAAACAATCTAAACTTGGCTCTTTAACATCTAAATTAGTTAAAGAAGTTGAGAAAATGAATACTACATCTGGAGGCGATGATCGTCTTTGGAAACCAGAAGTTGATAAATCTGGTAACGGTTATGCCGTAGTTAGATTCCTACCTGCACCTGATAAGGAAGATATTCCTTGGGTAAAGTTATACTCACATGCTTTTCAAGGGCCTGGTGGTTGGTTCATGGAGAACTCTTTAACTACTTTAGGATCAAAAGATCCTGTCTCAGAACACAATTCACAGTTGTGGAATTCTGGTTCTGATGCTAATAAAGAAATAGCTCGTAAACAGAAACGTAAGTTATCATATTACACCAACATCTATGTTGTAAAAGATCCTTCTAATCCTTCTAATGAAGGTAAGGTATTCCTTTACAAGTTTGGTAAGAAAATCTTTGATAAGATTCAGGAAGCTATGCAACCTGAGTTTGAAGATGAGAATGCAATCAACCCATTTGATTTCTGGGGTGGTGCAGATTTCAAGATTAAGATCAAAAAAGTTGCTGGATTCTGGAACTATGATAGTTCTGAGTTTGCTGCTCCATCTCCATTATTGAATGGTGATGATGATGCTCTTGAAGCTCTTTGGAAGAAGGAGTATTCCTTACAGGAATTAGTTTCTGCGGATAAGTTCAAGTCCTATGATGATCTTAAGACTCGTCTTGAGTATGTTTTAGGTAACAAGTCACGTCCTGCTGCTCCTAGATTTGAGGAGGAAGATATTAGTCGTGGTTCTGTTGCTGAAGTAGAAGAGGCTCGTGTTCCTACTAGAACACCTGTTGCAGTTGCAGCTCCCGATGAGGATGCAGACGATGCACTAAGTTACTTCCAAAAGCTTGCTGAAGAGTAAGCCATATTATTTCGCTTTTTAATTCCAAAAAAGCGCTGAAAAAATCTCTGGTCATTTTTAATGGCCAGGGATTTTTTTAATGGATTCTTATATTTTCGGTCTTTTTAAGTTTTCTGTTGACATACTGTGATGACTTATCATATTTCATAATCCTATTAAAGTCTTTTAGGAATAATCCAAGTACATCTTCCTTTATGACATTAATAGACCTTTTTTTATTATTAATCTCTATTTCATTTTCATAGTTGTTTACTGATCTTATTGGGGATGCTGTTTTTAATTGGCCATTATTTCTAAGACCACTTTCTCCAAGATAATATTCTATAGTAAATGATTCATCTACAATTTTTCCAGCTGGAACTAATAATTGATTATTTCTATCTCTAAATTCTATAGTTTCATAATGATGAATATATGTTAATTCTTTTTGTGTATATTTTTCATTAGTATAAGTATTTAAATCATTTTGTGTCATAGGCCATTCATTTTTAACATCAATTATATTGTTAGACATCAATATTACCCAATCTAAGTTATCATCACCATATACCTTTTCAGCTACGTTATCTGGTCTTTCATCACCAACAATTTTATATTGATCAAATACCACGAAATTGGAAAACAAATCCTCTCGTATTTTAACTCTACGAAAGAGGTTTTTTGTTTCTATGTAATCAGTATTACTCTGCTTAGTTTTAAGTAGAGTTGGATAATCTAAATTTGGTAATTTTCGGAAATAATTAGACATTTAGAGACCTACATCGTCGTGAGAATCAAATTCTAAGTAATCTTGATCATATAGAGGAACTAATTCCCCAAAGGTTAATGTTACAAAGGTTGTTATTGGTTGACTGTCTTCATCGTATGCAGCAAATCTACCAAGACCACCTGTATAATCTACATTAATACCTTTCAAAGCACATGTTTTAAATTTATTTAAACCTTTGATATCTTGTTGCGTCTTGGCCTTTATATATCTAAGTTTAAATACATCTGGTGTTCCTAGTAACCAATTTCCTGTAGATTCGCCTTTAGCACCTCTTTTTGGATTTTTCTTGGTTGCCATATGTTGTTTCAGGGATCTTATTATCATACGAACTTTTGCAGATTCATCCGAACTACGTGGACTGAATCTGAACATAAAGGTAAAATCTCTTAGTTGTGGGCCAGTGAATAATAACTCAAGATTTGGGTTCTTTACAACACCAAATTTTCTATTGAGAGCTTGATCAACATCTACGTTAAGACCTAGTGTTTTGCCTGCAGCAGCTATTAGCTTTAGTTGTTGTTTTCTTCTAAATCCTTTATTTTGTATTAATCCTCCTAATTTTTGTGTTACATCTCCTACAGTTTTTCCAAATCCCCCATCTTCAAAATCACCACTACCAAATGCACCACTACCCATATTTTTAATAATATCTTCACTTAATTCTCCTTCAAGACTGCCCATCGTTTCACCACCCCAGTCAACACGATTTCCATCTTTAATGTCTGATGGCATAGGTAGTTGAATTGTACCCTGAAGTTCTTCTAATCTTTGATTTTGTCTGTTTTGTCTTCTAGTAGCTACATATGAATAATCTGTACCTGATTGTGTAGTTGTTGTTTCTATAGTAGTTTTATTATTTTCACTCTTTGTATTAGATTTAATACCATAACCCTGAGAGGTTCTAGTGATGCCAGGCAAAACTTTTGCAGGTCTATATTTAAAGATTTGAATTTCGAAGTAATCTTGAATACTTGTATCTAAATCTACTGGATATTGTAATACTTGACCACCATTAATCTTAGGTAAGGATTGTTGACCATATTGGGTATTTAATTTATTAGAAACATTAGGAGTTTGATTTGGTGCTTTATTTTGATTAATACCAGATTCTTCAGAATTGATATCACTGTTTTTTAGTGTATTGTTCAATTTAGAATTTGATTTCTCTAAATTGCGGTATCTTTTAAGTCCTCTATTTCCTTGGCTCATTTTCCTAACACCCAATTTTTGACTTGTTTTCTCACATTGTTTAAGAATTCTATTGATCCATATGCATCAATTAAAGTTGCATTATCATTAACTAAATCACTAGTGGATCCTCTGTTTATTACATTGGAAATTTTTTCAGTATACATTAATGTACCTGTGGGTGTATAAGTGGATGATAATCCAGTTGTGACATCACTAACAGTAGCTATACCATTAGATCCTCCTCCAGATATGGTGATAGTATCACCTATATGGTAGTTATTACCTGCAGATTGTATTCCAATTGCTATTATAGCTCCATCACCACTTACTGCACCTATATTAACCAAACAATTTTTACCTCTAAAGTCTGAAGTAGTTGCTACTTCATTTGCAACACTATAGCCAGTACCCATTCCACTGGTGTTTATTGTTAGTGAAGCAATACGACCAGTATTTAATAATTCGGCATCGAATTGAGATGCGAATTCATAACTATAAACACTATATGTTTCATTATCTGCAGTATCAAGATCAACACTAAAATAATATTTCTTGTTTGATGCTGTTTTAAATCTAGTATTATTGTATATGGCGGCCATTACTTATCCCTCCATACTCTATAGGAAGGAATATCCCTACCAGTAGTATTAACGAATTTTGATGTGGGTAATAATGACACTCCTGACATCTCCTCTTCTGGTACTCTCATTACTTGTTTTTGTACACCACTAAAATAATACTTATGTATAGTTTTACTAGGTACAATTGCATCATCAACTCTATTTAGAAGGCTTAATGCAACACCTTCTCTTAATTTCATATTTAGGTAGTGTAAGTTTGCTCCAAGAAATCCATCTGCAAATACACCCATTACGTAAGTCATTGGAAATTGATCATACCACTTCAATCTTTGTGGTTTAGTTGCAATATAATTGAAGAAATACATTTCACCAACTTCTACTGGTGATGATACATTTCCAAATTCGCCAGGATCATCATATTTCTTACCCTGATAACTTGACAACACTTCCATCAATTTGCCACGATACCAATCACGGCTGCGGTTTCGTTTGCCTGCTTCTTTTACTATGTCTTCTGCAATACTCATTTAATACCTAACTCTTTTTCTGTGAAGATTTTGAATTCCCATAATCTATCATCACAAAAAGATTTTGCAGCTTTCCATTTAGCTTGATTCACACCCCATGTATAGACCTCATTCATCCAAGTTTTTGTTTTCTTGGGTGGATTTACTTTTGGTTCTTTACATTGTCTTGCTGGTTTGACTTCTACTACCATTCTACGGGTTTTATTAGACCCATCAATGTATTTAATATAGAAGTCTGGAAAGTAACGTCTTCTCCTACCACTAACAGGATCTCTGTAGGGTATTGCAAATTCCTCACTTCCCCATTCAAGGATTTTGTTATTAGTATCACAATACATCATGAATTTACGTTCCCATAATGATCGATAAACGACGTTCGTGGGATCGCCTTTATACTTCGTGGGATTCTTTGGCCTATATTTTCCACTATAGCTCATAAATAAAAGCTGACTAGCTGATATCTATTTAGAGATCGATGACAAGAAAACCAACAAAATACGCTATAGATGATATTAAGTCACGGTTTCAGACTGTAGCCATTGATAATAGGTATCAAGTTTTTCTAAGACCCAATGGAGTAGTATATACTGCTGCAAGAAGAGCTGGAGTAGATAGAAGATTTATTGATGAAGATTTAGGACTATATTGTTCTGATGCTATCTTGCCTGGATCTAATCTTGTTCCTATTGAAGTTGTAGGTGATAGGCAAGGTATTACTGAAAAACTTCCATTTTCTAGAATATATGATGATGTTACTTTTACCTTTATGGTTGATAGAGAGTATAAAACTTTAAAGTTTTTTGAGTCTTGGTTACAAACAGTAAATCCTCTTCATGGTGGTAGTTCAAATACATCTTCATCTAATGCGGTAACTACTTTTAATTATCCTAAAGATTATAAAATTGATTTTAGTATAGTAAAGTTCAATAAAGATTTCTTTGAAACCAAAAGAGGAAGTGTGTCACGTTATACTTTCTTTGAAGCTTTTCCATTATCTATTGCTGGATCTCCAGTAAATTATGAATCTGGTAGTGTACTTAAATTAAATGTTACTATTGCATATACTAGATTTATTATGGATGACGTTACTAGAACAATGAAGAGAGCGGGTAGAACAGGCCTGTCAGATTCTGGTGATGTTGGTAATCTTGCTGATGATACGACTGTAGTAGGCTTTGATATAAAAGATAAACCAGTTCCAAAGGGTCAGGGAAATCAACCAATAATAGGTAATCCAAATAGAAGAAGAGGTGAATAGATCCCTCCTATATAAAATACTGAAAAGCTTATTATGCCATTACCAACAATTGTCACTCCGACTTATGAGTTGACGTTACCTTCCAATGGGAAGAAGATAAAATATAGACCGTTCCTTGTAAAAGAAGAAAAAGTTCTTATACTTGCTATAGAAGGTGGAGATACTAAAAGTATAACCAATGCAATTAAGGATGTTCTTAAGAGTTGTATTCTTACCAAAGGAGTAAGAGTAGATCAATTACCAACATTTGATATTGAGTATTTGTTTTTAAATATTCGTGCTAGATCCATAGGTGAAAGTATAGATATTTTGGTCACATGTCCTGATGATGGTAAAACACAAGTTCCTACGCAAATCTTTATTGATGAGATAAAGGTTAAAGAAGATAAGGATCATTCTGCCGATATAAAGGTTGATGATACTTATACAATAAGAATGAAGTATCCATCATTGGATCAATTTATAGATGATAATTTTAATTTTGATCAGGATTCTGATAATACATTTGATATTGTTGCGTCTTGTATTGAAATGATTTTTAGTGAAGATGAAGCATGGGATGCAAAAGATTCTACCAAAAAGGAATTGGTTAAATTTATAGAACAATTAAATTCTAAACAATTTAAAGAGATTGAGAATTTCTTTGATACTATGCCTAAATTATCTCATGACATTACAGTTACAAATCCTGAGACTGAAGTGGAATCTACAGTTACTTTGGAGGGACTGGCCAGTTTTTTCGGATAAGTATGGCCCATTTGAGTGCAGGGTCATACTATGAACTTACATTTTCTTTGATACAATATCATAAATATAGCTTAACTGAGATAGAAAACATGATGCCTTGGGAACGTGACATTTATGTTAATTTATTAAAGAATTATCTTGAGGCTGAAAAGATGAAACATCAACAACAACAGGGGTTAGGGTAATGGCAGGACCATTGGCATTGTTAGGTACTCTTAATAATATAAAATTTGGTCTTGATTTACTTGGTGGTAAGAAACAAAAACAACAACCAGATAAATCAAAGGCTCTAAATTTTATGGGCGAAACACCTGCATCGGATGCTGTAGTTGATGTTGATGCAGAAGTAGTAGGTACAGAGACTGTTAGTGCAAGTGCTAATGTTGTTCCACAAACAACAATGGTTCCTAATATTAATATCAGTCCAGTTGGAGATGGTGGAGTAGGTAGTATTGTTAATCAAATTAATGAAATAAATTCAAACATAGCAGCAATATCTCAGGCTATGCAGAGTAGTGCTGATATAGAAACAAAGTATAGAAAAGATTTAGAAGAAAGTATACAACAGGATATTGCAGATAGGGATAAACTTCAAGCTAAAAAAAGAGCTGAGAATAGAAGAGATTCTTTTGGTAAAAAACTATTATCTGGACCTAAAAAAGTTGCTGGTGTTGCAGGAAGTACACTAGCAAAAGGTTTAGGTCTTGAAGCACTGGCAGCATTGTTTCCTACAAAAGAAGAGAGAAAGGACAGGATAAAGAAAACATTAGTTGGAGATGATACAAAGCCGAAACCAGAAGGTTTTATGAGAGGTCTTGCTGGTATTGCTGATTTTGTTACAGGTGATTTAACTGATTTTGATAATAGAGGTGTGATTGGAAGTGAGATAAACGCATCAATATTAGAGAATCGGGATAATAAGGATAATATTGATGATAAGACTGATAAAACCATAAAGGATAAAAATAAGGCCTCTGAATTTATTGGTGGAAAAAATGAAACCACTAATGAAACTATTAATGAAATTAATAATAATACCACTACTAATAATAGTACTAATAAGACAACTAAGGTCAATGAGAAAACTATAAAATCAGACCTATCAACAATCACCTTTGATGGAAAGACAATTCCTAGAGGACTTCCAGGCCCTGTTGGTGAAACATTTGGTGGTAAAGGTGGTAGTACGTATCCAGAAGAATGGCAACAAAGTAACCAAGTTAATCCCAATAGTATTGAAAAAAGTGCAGGGAGTCTAATTGCAGGGATAACTGGTGCAGTTGATAAGACGGTTCCTGTAGAGGATCAAAAAGGTAGTATTCGTGTATTTGATCATAGATCAAAAGGATCTGGTAAAGGTGATGGTGGAACTACGATTAATAAAGGTGTTTCTGATGAAGTACCATCTGTTTCTCCCGAACGTGGAGTTTCACTAAATGAAATATTCCAGAGGAGTAGTGTAGCATAATGCCTAAAGAAATAGAGAATAAAATTGATGAGGATTCATCATCTATAGTTAAGAGTACGGGTTCTACAATTGTAAAAACTTCTGAACGGCCGTTACCAAATTTAGTACCTGTTGATCAAGAAACTGAAGAAAGTACTAGTATAACATCAGAACAACTTCAATCAATACGTAATGGACTCGCAACTACAGTAAAACTTACGGATCAGATTGTAAAAGTTATTGGGGATGGTAATAAATCTCTTAATAAGGATATAACTAAGATTGGGAATTTAAGAAGAAGATTGCGTGATAATAATTCTAAGATAAGAGATATAACTGGGAAAAAGGGTATAATGGGTGGAATGATGGGTGGTATACAAAGTAAGGCTAAATCAGTAGGAACACCACTTCTTGGTGCAGGACTTTTGGAATTATTAGCTAATGCTGATAATATTGGAAAGGGTGCGTTAATTGCAACACCAACAATAGGAAAATCCATAGCAAAATCAAAACCCGTCACTAAGATGTCTTCTAAGATAAAGAAGGCTAATAGAGTAAGGAATATGAGAAGGGTAATAAAGAATAGAAATAAAGTAAAGGTAAAAAGTGGTTCCTTGTTAAAAAAACCAGTTAAACCAAAAGTAGATATTACTAAAGGTAAGATAACAGGATCAACTCCTACTAAAGCTCCATCTGTACCGAAATCTTTAGCATCTCAAGCAACTAAGAAAGCAACTAAAACTGGTCTTAGAAATTTACTTAGGAGAAGTAATGTAGTAACAAATACTTTATTTGCTGCTTGGGAATTTAGTGATAGAAAGAAGGAAGAACAAACAAATTTACAAGCTGCGGTTGGTACTGGTGGTGGTCTTGCAGGTGGTCTTGCAGGTGCCGCTATAGGTCAGGCAATTATTCCAATTCCTATTCTTGGTGCAGTAATTGGTGGTGTTATAGGTAGTATGGGTGGAGGTGCATTAGCTGATAAAATAACGGGGGCAAATAAAAAGGATGATATTAAAGCTAAGAATGAACCCAATAGGAATGTCAAAGGTATAAAAAAGAATAATGAACTGGATCTGTTAAATAAAGATACGTCTCAAAAAAATATTGAGATTCATATTATTGATTCAGGCCAAGATTTTGAACTTAACCCATAATGTCTAATTCACAAAACGCTATAATAAAGAAATTATCCATTGAGGGATTTGGTGAGGATGAATCCTTAATGGAGTTGGGTGGTAATATTACAACACTTTTGGGTCTTGATTATTTTGAAGGTATATTTGAACCCATTACTGAAATTAAATGTGTTTTCAGTACAATTGAGGGTGCTTTATCTAACGCTCAATTACGTGGTACAGAATTGGTTAGTTTATTAGTAGAACATCCTACAGGTGAATTGGAAATTAATGGATGGGTACTAACTTCCTTTAGACAATTAGAAACTGAGTCTACAGTTAATACTTTCATGATTACTTGCAATCCTTCAGATATTATTGCTAATGAAAAGGAAAGAGTAACTAAGAGATATGATCCTAAAGGTAAATCTAATAGTCATGTTGAAAATATTTTAAAAAATAATATAAAGACTGAATTAGATTTGGATATCGAAGATACTGCAAATTCTGATGGGTTCTTTGGTAATTATTGGAGACCTTATAGGGCCATATATTGGCTAGCTAGACGTGCCTTATCTAAATCTATGTCAAGTGAAGGTGGTGGCACAGATCGTGCTGGATTTTTATTCTGGATGACTAAGAGTGGGTATAAGTTTAAGAGTATTGATACTATAATGTCTGAAGCTAAAGCTGCAGAAGATGATATTCCTACGTTTACTCAAAATGAAGTAGTAGATTCTGAAATAGATGAGGACTTTAATCTTTATAATGCTTTATTTGAACATGAGTCTAATGTGATAACCAATATGCAACAATCTGTATATGGTGAGAATACAAAGTATATTAATATTTTTAGTTTGTTTCCAGATACTGAAGTAGTTGTTAAGAGTAAGGTGGATATAAAACAGGAAAGTTTGGGAGATGTATCTGGAGATGAATTAGAACATGGTTTTGATATTAATGAAAAACCAACTGTTCATAATAGAATCCTTTATGTTCCAGGCACTATGCAGATGGAAGGTAAGATGGATAGTTATGATGATTATAATCCACTCAAAGTTCGTACTCAGGCTAAGATGAGATATGAGAGTTTGTTATCACAATCTTTGAGATGTACTGTTCCTTATAATCTTGTACTTGAAGCTGGTGATGTAATAGAAGCTGATCTAATTCAAACTGCTGAAGGAACAGATTCTTGGCTTTCTGGATATTATATTATCAAGGATCTAAGACATAGTATACAAATTACGAATCAGGGTGTAAAATGTTATACGCATCTCAGACTTGTCAGAGATGCACCTGGCAAAAAAGATTAAATAGCTTAGCTAAAGGAGGAAAATGGAATCCATCGAAGCACACATTAAGAAGGATAGGGAGCTCTTAAAAGATCCTACAATATCCGAACCAACACGTCATCATATTGAAGATGAACTCCATGATCTTATAGATTATGAGTCTCATCATCACGAAGAGATAGAAGCTGGTGATCATCACGATCCTAATGCTATTGAACTCTTCTGTGATACACATCCAGACGAACCCGAATGTTTAATTTATGACGACTAATGGTTAGTATTCTCGAAGGCACAAATAGTTTTGGCACCAATGGTATTCAGTGGTGGATAGGTCAAGTCGCTGAACGTAAGTCTTGGGCTCCCTATGCCTTGGAGATCTATGATAAGGATGCTGGCAAATCTGGTGAAGATAAAAATATCTATAATCACCGTGTAAAAGTAAATATTGTTGGTAAGACGGATCAAATCGTGGAGCCTATGGAATTGCCTTGGGCCCACGTATTATCTAATCCAATGGCTCAGAGTGGATATGGTGGAGGATATTCTAGTCACAAATTAGAAGGTGGTGAAAGTGTATTAGGGTTTTATTTGGATGGAGATGATCAACAAAAACCAGTTGTTGCTCATGTTTTTTATAGAGATCCAAGAGCTGCAGATCCTACTCCAAATGTTGTTGCTGGTGGAAGTAGAAAACCTGCTGCAAAACAAGTATTAGATGTAAAGGATAAACAGGAAGTTGTAGGAAAAAGTCCTAGTAATAATTCAGCCATAACTGATAAAGAATTCAGTAAAAAAAAGGAATATAGTAAGATTGATGGTACTCCTATAGGAGATACTAAAGAACCTATTGCATCTAATGAGTCTTCTAAAGAACAGTCAATGAGTACTGCTGCTTATAGAACTCATGAAGGTTTGAAAAGAGTTAAGGTTGAAAGTCCTGCAACTTGTAAAAATGATAACACTACTAGCGCTATAACTACTGCACTTAGTGATTTCTCTGAAACCTTAATGAAGGTTGAGAATTATGGTGATTTCTATGTTAATAAATTAACTGGAGCTGTAGTAGATCTTGAAGATGAAATTGATCTAGTTTCTAAGAAGATTGGTGGCTATATGACAGCTACTACAAATGGTATAAGAGATTCACTTTTTTCTAATATTGAAGAAAGAATAGGCGAATTTACAAATCAACTTGTCCCTGAAGATTTAAAAGCTCCGTTTGGTGATGCGTTGAAAGATGTCACTGATGAAATACATTGTTTATTTGGTAATATTATTGCAGCTCTTAAAGATACTATAACTGGGTTTTTAAAGGATTTGATGGGTAATCTCATTAATGCTCCTTTATGTGCTTCGGAACAGTTTGTAGGTACATTATTGAATAATATAATGGGTGGTATTACTAGTACTATAGGACCAATACTCAATAGTTTAACTGCAGTACTTGGTGGTGCTTTAGGGACGGTTGGTGAAATGGTTGATAAAGCATTAGCTGGTGTTGGTATACTTTATAATTTTCTTGGATGTGATGATCATAAATGTCCTTTACCAAGTAGGTATGATGTTGGACTTGGCCCAACACAAAAAGAAAGAGATAATATGAATAAACTTATGGAGTCTGCTTCGTTATTGAATCTTGCAGGTGGTGTGCCTGGTCTTGGTGGATTGGTTGGTAGTGTTAAAGAGGCTGCGGAAAATGTTAAGGGAGCTTCAAGTATTTTTTCTGCGAAAGGTATTGCAGGCGATCCAGCATCATTATTGGGTGTTGGTGGATGTGAAAGTAATGTATTGAGATGTGGTCCTCCTACTGTTGAATTATTTGGTGGTGCAGGTGTTGGTGGATTAGGAAATGCTGTAATAAACAATCTTGGTCAAATTATAGGTGTTGATCTAATAGAGAGAGGACTTGGTTATACCGTAAAGAGACCTCCATATGTAAGATTTAAAGATAGTTGTGGAGATGGTTCGGGTGCAAAAGCAACAGCTATAATTGCAGATAACGGAGAGATTGAGAGAATTGTTATGGATAGTGCTGGTCATGGATATAAAAATACATATGATAAGATTAAAACAGTTTATGGTGATTTAGAATCAGATGCTATATCACAATCTGCAAACTCTGATGCTACACCTGTAATTGCAGAAGTTGATGATGTAGTTGTTATCAATAGTGGATATGGTTATAATTCTACTGATACTATATCTGTAGGTAATGCCGTTGTTACTCCGAAAGTACTTGGTGGTAGATTGGTAGGTGTAGATGTAGTTAATGGTGGATCTGGATTTACGAGCATTCCAGAAGCTACTATAAATAGCGCTACTGGCCAAGGTGCAATTATAAAAGTGGTTCTTAGATTTGTTCCTCTAACTGGAGTAACTGAAGTATCACTTGATGATGCATCCGATCAAATTATATTTGTAGTCAATTGTGTCGGTAAACCACTTACACGTACTAGGATAGGTTCATAATGACATCTGTACCACAACCGCCTGGTGATCTAGATTTCGATATCTATCGACATTTTAGACATGAAGCTGGAATGACAGCTGGTGATCTAGGTGAAGTAACTTATAGATTACTTACCAATAATGGTTCTAGTTTTGGTTTTTACACAAAAGGTGGAAATAGAGAAGATTATATGACTTTTGTGTCTGGTCAATCTGTTGAAGCTTTAGGTGAAGAGATCAAAAGACCAAGGGATGCCGCTCAAGATCCTGTTTTTCCTGCTAAGTTGATTAATTGTAAACATGGTGATGCAGTTATTCAATGTGAAGATGGGGATATTATTTTAAGAGCTGATAATATAGTTTTTGAGGCAAAGGGTGTTACTGCCACTAATGATGGTAACATCACTATGAAGGCTAATAAGAGTATTACTATTGATAGTCCAGACACTAGGGTTATTGGTACTAATCTTCGACTTCAAGCTAGAAAAGACTTTACTATGTCGGCCAAAGGAATTGGTGGTATAATAGCTGGTGTGTTAAATATGGCATCATCTGCCGATTTTGGTGCATCAGTTGAGTTAAGTAAATTAACTTCACTATTAAAAGCAATGAAACTTGATGAATTTGAGGGTAACTAATGGCTAACAATTTTGTTCACTATGGAAATAGAATTACACTTGGAAGTGAGGGTGGTTCTGGTATTTCAGATATAGCTCAGAAAAAACCTTATGAAGACTCTGATTATGGTGGTCTTGCATTAATTAATGGGCCTGTTCAGTTGGGATATGCACCATTAGCAAATCCTCCACTAGGAGTACTTGATGTTGGTCCAACAGTTTCTACTTCAGGCCCAACAGCTTTAAGTGCTGTACATATTATACATGATAAGATTGGTATTAATATTACAGCTCCTAATAATTACATTGCAGGTGATCTTCAAGTAAAACCTGATAGTGGTGATATTCATGATAGTAATTTGAAAGATTGTACAGGACAAAGTTGTGCTTTTACAGGTAGTACAATTAATGTTCAGGGATGGAAAGGATTTGATATTAAACATCCCAATAAGGAAGGTCATAGATTAAGACATGTATGTATAGAAGGCCCTGAAGCTGGTGTATATGTCAGGGGAAGGTTGAGTAAAGGAAACAAAATAGAATTGCCTGACTACTGGAAGGGATTGGTTGATACTGAGAGTATTACTGTTAGTTTGACTGCTATTGGAGTAGGAAATCAAGATCTATTTGTAGAAAAGATAGAATGGGGTAAAACTGTTATCGTTAAATCTGGTACTGGTAGTAATGTTGATTGTTACTATGTGATTAATGCTGCAAGAATTGATGGAGAACCTTTGATTGTGGAATATGAGGGAGATACGCCTGCACAATATCCTGGCAATTCAGAACAATTCTCAATATCTGGTTACGATTACGGTAGAGGAGTTGACAAATAATCATAACTCTGTTATGATATCAAAGTCATCAAAAGATACATGGACGAAATTTTTGAAAATGATGAGTATGTAACAGCTGCGGTTGTTGATATTTGCCGACGCTCTTTTTATCTTGTAAGTAATGAGGGTATTGTTCAAGAAATTACATGTGAAAGTATTGAACAATTTATGGATGTTTTGGAAATAGTTGAGTGTGTAACTGAGATTGATGACCAAATTCAGATCATTTATTCCGATATAATTGTGTCTGAAAATGCGGGAGTGGTGTAGGGGTAACATACGAGTTTTCCAAACTTCTGTCCTGAGTTCGAATCTCAGCTCCCGCTTGATTTAATTAGGTTTTTTGTTGTCTAAATACTAGGAGATGAATCTTGCTAGCGGGATAAGCGACAATGCCTTTAAGTAGACTAGAAAATTTCCTAAAGAATGTTGAAGGTAACATACTATATGTAAATCCAACTGATTTGGATGCTACAGATAGTATTGAAAACCAAGGTAATTCATTAACCAGACCATTTAAGACAATCCAGAGAGCTCTACTTGAAGCTGCTAGATTTTCGTACCAAATTGGTCAGGATAATGATAAATTTGATAGAACGACAGTATTATTATACCCAGGCGAACATGAGATTGATAATAGGCCTGGATTAAATGTAGTTACAGATCCAGATAATGCTTCTGCAGCATTATTCAGGGATAGACAAGGTAATATTATTTCAAATGCTAATTTTCCTGAATTATCTGATTCTACTAACTATAATCTTGATGATCCAACGAATGAATTATATAAGTATAACTCTGTAGAAGGTGGTGTAATTGTACCCCGTGGTGTATCTATAGCTGGCTATGATGTACGTAAGACAAAAATAAGACCTAAATTCGTACCAGATCCTGAAAATGCACAAATTAATAAGTCTGCAGTATTCCGTTTAACTGGTGGATGTCATTTTTGGGCGGTAAGTTTCTTTGATGCTAATCCTAAAGAGTCTTGCTATAAGGATTATACAACAAATAAATATCTTCCACAATTTTCTCACCATAAATTAACAGTATTTGAGTATGCTGATGGTGTAAATGGTGTAGGTATTGGTACTTCAACTACCACTACCGATCTTCAAATGTATTTCCACAAGGTTCAGAGAGCCTTTGGTGATGATTCTGGTAGAGGAATAGCTGACTTCCCAGTTAATACTGACATGCAACCTAAGTTGCCTGAGTTTGAGATTACTGGACCTGTTGTTGTTAATGATATTTCAGTTAGTCAGATTATTGCAGGTGATGGTTCAACTCCAACTTCAACAATAACTGTAGATACTTCAACATCTCATGGGCTTGTTGTGGATAGTGCTATTAGGATAGCTGGTGTTACTACATTCCCAAATATCTACAATGGTAACTTCACTGTAACTGGTGTTAGTAGTGAACGTCGGTTTACTTATGAGGCTTCAAGTACTCCAACGGATGCAACTCCTACTATTGGTGGTGTTGAAACTATAGTACCTGATACTGACAATGTAACAGGATCTTCTCCATATATTTTCCACTGTTCCTTAAGATCTGCTTATGGTATGTGTGGTCTCCATGCTGATGGATCTAAGGCATCTGGATTTAAATCCATGCTTGTTGCTCAGTTTACTGGTATTGGATTGCAGAAAGACAATAATGCATTCCTAGTTTATAATAAGACTACTGGACAGTATGATAATAATGGTACTGCACCTTCTAGTGAAAAACCACTTTATTTGAATGGATCTTCACGGTATAGACCAACATATAAAAACGCCCATATTAAAGCATCTAATAATGCATTTGTTCAGGCAGTTTCTGTGTTTGCGGTTGGTTTCTCTGAGCATTTCACTAGTGAAAGTGGTGGTGATATGTCTATCACTAACTCCAATTCCAACTTTGGTTCTGTATCTTTAAATGCAAAGGGATTTAAAGATTCTTCATTTGCTAAAGATAATAGAGGATATATTACTCATATTATTCCACCCGAAAGTCAATTCCAGAAAAATATTTCGGTTGAGTGGGAAGCTATTGATGTTACTAAGACTTTAGCTTCAACTGTTGATCAAGAACACATCTTTTTAGATGGATTTACTGATCCAGCTATTCCTCCCGTACATGTAATTAATGGATATAGAATTGGTGCAAAAGCTGGAGTAGATGGTATTATACGTACAAATCCTGATTTATTAAATGTAAGTATTGCTGGTGTTGGTACATATAGTGCTGAAATCATAATGCAGAATAAGACTGGTGGATCTGATTATTCCACTATGAAGGTTTATGATGTAGAAAGAACTGGTGTAATTAATAGTATAACTGATAGTAAGATAACTTTAACTTCTGTTCATCAGTTATCTGCTGGTGAAAGTATTCGTGTAATTTCTGATGATGGATTCCTTCCAGACGGAATTGATACTAATGTTATTTACTATGCAGTAACTAATGCTTCTACTCAAGAAAGTTCTTTAACAAATACACAAATAAAACTTGCAAGAAATAAGAATGATGCATTACTTGGTGGATCTGGAAATATTATTGCAATTAATAATAATAAAGGTGGTGTTCTTACTATTGAATCACGAGTAAGTGATAAGAAACCTGGCGATTTAGGACATCCAATACAATATGATACTACTAAGGGTAACTGGTATATCCAAGTTAAAGGTACTTCCAATGAAGTATATGCTGCTGTTAATAGTAATTCTGCACAATTAGGACCAAGGACTGGTAAGACATTTATCAGAAGAAAGGAAGATACTAGATCTCTTAATGATAAGATTTATAGACTTAGGTATGTAATACCTAAAGAATCTTCTGATGCAAGACCACCAATTCCTGGCTATACTTTACAGGAATCAAGTACTGTTGGTGTATCTACATCTGGTGAATTTACTAATGATATTCCTAATGTAACGGTTCAGAGAAATCTTCGTATTGTAAAGAGTGTTGACAGAGATCCAAACACTGGTATTACAACTGTTGTTACTGAGAAACCTCATAATTTAATTATGGGTGATGATGTACAGTTTAAGAAGATTAGAAGTGGTGGTAATTCAGCTGGTACTATAAATGAAGGATATAATATTGTAAGAGATATTGTTGGTATTACTAGTGCTAAAGGATTTCAAGTATTATTCTATGATACAGATCCTGGCACATTTACAGATACAAGTACCAATAGAAGTGATAATCTTCCCACAGTAAGTAGACGTAAACATAAAGATACATTTACTGTATATCGTGCAGAAACCATTAAGTCTCATGATTATCAAAGACAAGATGGTGTATATCATTTGATTTGTGTTGATAGTAGTATATCTCCTACGGTAAATGAGTATACTAATTCTAAGTTTAATCAAAATATAACTGATCTTTATCCACAGTATGATGCTGATAACTTTAGTATGGATCCTTCCCATGCTGCAAGTTTTGCACTTAATACTCCAATCGGTAAAGTTGTTACTAATGATCTTAGAGGTAGTTTAAGTAAGGAATTTACAAATAACTTTATTGTTGGTAATCAAATTGGTTATGCAGTAACTGGTGCTGCAAGTCATACTAATGGTATTACTACAGTATGGACTAACGTTGAACATAATTTCAATACAATCATTAAACTTACATTAGCTGCTGGAGGAAGTGGATATGGTAGTGCAGGTATTCTTTATAACGTTGAGTTATCAGGTGGATCTGGACATGGTGCAACTGCTAATGTAACTGTTAATGGTGCTGGAGTAGTAACTGCTGTTGAGATTGTTGATGGTGGTGCTGGATATACTAAGGGTAATACTCTTAATGTAAAGGCTGGTGCTGGTAATGCAACAGTAACTGTTTCTATAATTCATAGTAATATTGGTGATGCAATTCAGATAGTTGGTGTTGGTACTGTTGGTAATAGATATAATTCTGGATATAATGGTATTCATACTGTTACTTCAGTAACTCCTAAGAGTATTACTTATCAATTACCAAGTGGAAAACCTGCAGGTATTCATAGTACAACTACTGCTGGTATCCATACTGGATTCTTCATGTTGGCAGGTAATGCACCTAGAATTAATTCTATAGCTTACTCTAATCCTGATACAGGAATCGCAGTAGTAACTACAGATGAACCTCATGGATTGAGTGTTAATAACTCATTTAGTATTGTTGGTGCTGCACAAACCATATACAATGGAGATCATCTTGTATTTGAGAAGAATAGTACTACACAATTCTCATTCAAATTTACTGAGAAACTTACTCCTGCAACTTATACAACATCAGGTGGAAAGGCTCAGGTTCTTCCTGTTTTATATGGTGCAAAAGGTGGTAAAATTGTTGTAGGTGATGAAAAACTTGCTGAAAGACAAGTTCCATTAGCTGTTGGTATTAGTACAACTTTAAGTAATGCTGCTTTGACTGCTGTTAATACTACATTAACACTAACAGATTCTTCAGGATTTGTTAAAGGTGATTATATACAAATTGATGATGAAATTGTACGTGTTTCAGCTAATTTCTCAAGTAATGCGGCTACTGTTCTTAGAGGACAGTTAGGTTCTAGAGCAGAAACTCATCTTGCAAGTTCTCTTGCTAAGAAAATTCGTGTGTTACCTGTTGAAAAGAGAAGGGCATCTGTTCTTCGTGCATCTGGTCATACATTTGAGTATCTTGGATTTGGGCCTGGTAACTATTCAACCAGTTTCCCAGAGAAACAGGATAGAATTCTTACTAGAGAAGAAAATTTCCTTGCACAATCTACTACAGATAATGGTGGTTCTGTTGTTTATACTGGTGTTAATGATGCAGGTGACTTCCATATAGGTAACAAGGTTGTTAACTCACAAGATGGTACAGAAGCCACATTCAATATTCCTATTCCAACTACTACTGGATCTGGAGCAGAAGGTGATTCTGCAGGTGGAAGACTTGATGTTATCTTTGATAGTGTTAATATTAGAGAAGGTTTAATTGTTGATGGTAATAATAATACAACTGTTAGGATTAATGCTCCTACTACAGTAACTAAGAAATTAACTTCTTCATCAGATGATGGTGCTGAGTTTGTTTCTATTGATCTTACTGGTGGTTTATCTCCATCCAGAACTATCACTTATACTGCAACTCCACCAACAGGATCCTCAACTCTTGGAGATATTCTATTCAAGGCTAATCCTGATTTTGGTGATCATCTTGGATGGGTTTACACATCACAAGGATGGAAACAGTTTGGTCTTATTTCAACTGAGAAAGACAGAGATCAACTCAGTCTTGGTATAGTTGGTCTTGGATCTACATCTGCAAGTCGTGCTGGTAAAACAGATTCTAATGGTGTACTACAAGGTTATGGTGGTGCTCTTGATGTTCGTGGTGCTGTAGTTGCTGATTACCTCTTAATGACTGGTATTAGTACATTCCTTGGTACTACACTATTCACTGACGTGACAATCGGTAGATTGTTAGTTAATGGTAGTTTGAATGTTACTGGTATTACTACATTTACAAAAGGAGTCATATTTGATAGTAGTGATGAGGCTGTAGGTATTACAACCTTTAATAATAATGTTCATTTTGATGGAGCAACAGCGGGTAGGGATATATTATGGGATAAGTCAGATAACGCTCTTGAGTTTGCTGATAATACTAAGGCAACATTTGGTGCAGGAACTGGAGATATTCAGATTTACTCTGATGGATCGTCAGGTTTTATAGATTCTCCTGGCAATAATACATTATTCATTAGAAACGCAACAAGTGGTGGTTCTGTAAAAATTCAAGGTAATAGTGGTGAAGAAAGTATAATTGTTAATCATAATGGCTCAGTAGATCTGTACCATGATAATACAAAACGATTAGAGACTAAGGATGATGGCGTTAATATTATTGGAACATTAGAAACCGATAACCTTACTAATACTGGAGTATCTACATTTAGTGGAACGGTAAATTTAAACGGTGAGATAAATCTTGGTGATGGTGCAGCTGATACTATCAGTGCAATTGGTAGATATGATACTAACTTAGTTCCTTCTACTGATGGCGCTAGAGACTTAGGTGCTTCTGGATTAGAATGGAGAGACCTTTATCTTGATGGTACTGCAAATATTGATTCATTGGTTGCTGATACAGCAGACATTAATGGTGGTACAATTGATGGTGCTACTGTTGGTGCTAACTCAGCATCTTCTGGTGCTTTTACAACCTTATCTGCAAGTGGACAAACAGATCTTAATGGTGATATAAACCTTGGTAATGCTGCTACAGATAGTATTACTCCTGTTGGTAGATTTGATGGACACCTCGTACCTCTTACTGATGATGCAGTAGATTTAGGTGCATCTGGTGTAGAATTCAAAGATTTATATCTTGATGGAACTGCAAATATTGATTCATTAGTTGCAGATACTGCTAAGATTAGTGATCTATCATTGAATAAACTTGTTTATTCCAGTTCTGCTGATGGTGAATTATCAGACGTTACTGGATTCTCTTATGCTGCTGACGGTAATGGTGTTGATAGAATCACTGTAAGTAAGGATGATTATATGGAATGGTTGGGTGGTAATGGTGCTGCAAATGTTACTGGGTCATTTACTGGTAGTATTAATGTAGTAGGTAGTGAGACTGTTGGTAGTGCTACTGTAGCTAAGAATTTATTAATAACCAGTTCTAATCATGGTTTGCCAAGTGGTAATAACTCAATTGGTACTGGTGGACCAGGCGGTTGTGTTATTACCATTTCTACTGGTAATGGTAACATTAATGCGTTCAATGGTGTATATAAAGTAGTAAGAGTAACTGGTACAAAAATAGAACTGGATAGAGCATGGGTAGTATTGGATCCAGATAGTAGTGAAACAGAAGTTACTGGTATTACGTTCACTAAAGGTAATCATGGTAATGAGGTCTCGATTCAAGGTGATCAAATTACTGTTATTAATAAAATCCCATCACAGGCAGTATTTCATAATTTACGAATTAGGAATGAACTTACTGTTCCTGGCACAATTTCAATTGAACAAGGAACAGTTTCGAAATCTCTTTTCGTTTTTGCTCCTGCTACCATTTATAATCTTACTTTAGATCGTGCTAGTAATTATAGTAGTGGAGATCAAAGTGGTAACTTAACTGTTCAAGGTGAATCTACATTCAGTTCATTAAAGAATACAAATATACCTCACTTACATGCAACAGAACAAATCACAACAGGTATATCTACATTCTCTGGAAATATAGATGCTAATGCCAATGTTGATGTTTCAGGAACTGCAACATTAGCAACTGTTGATATTAACGCTGGAAATATTGATGGAACAGCAATCGGTTCTGCTTCAAGATCTACAGGTAAGTTTACTACACTTGATGCTAATTCAAACGCCACTATTTCAGGTAACTTAGATGTTGATGGTGACACAACATTAGATAAGACTGATATTGCAGGAAATCTTACAGTTGTTGGACTAGCAGATGTTGATAATATTAGAATTAATGGTAATAATATTCAATCAACAAATACTAATGGATCAATAAGTCTTGATCCAAATGGTACTGGTGATGTAAATGTTGAAGGGCCTCTTGATGTTAATAGTAATGCCACTATTTCAGGTACTTTGGATGTTGATGGAGCTACAACATTAGATGGATTGACTGTTGCTGAAGCTTCTACATTCAATGCTGATGTGAACTTTACTGGTGATAATTATAGTGCAATATGGGATAAATCATCAAATCAACTTCGTCTTGGAGATAATGCTACGTTAGGACTTGGTGGTAGTGGTGATACACAACTTTGGCATGATGATGGTAATTTCGCACTTGCAAACTATAAAGGTCATATTTATATTCAGAATGGTGGTTCTAATGATAATTCAAATATCTATATTAGAGCTAGAAATGATGAAGAGAGTATTATTTGTTATGATGATTCCGCAGTAGAACTTTATTGGGCTGGAACTAATCCAGGCGTAAGATTAACAACTACTCAAGCAGGTGTCACATTATCTGGAACAACCACAGGAACATTTAGTGGAAATATCACAGGTAATGTAACTGGTAATGTTACTGGTAATTTAACTGGTACTGCATCAAATGCTGCATTACTTGATAATATTGATAGTGCAAGTTTCTTAAGATCTGATACTGGTGATGTAGCTAATCATCGGATTCAATTTACTGCTAATGCCACAAATAATTGGGATGCTATTAATACTGCATCTGGTTCACAAGGTTGTATAGAAATTTATAATACTGGTTCTGGTAAGGATGCCTTTATGGCATTCCACACTGGTAGTGACTATGCCCTTTATTTTGGATTAGATGCTGGTACTAATAAACTATCCGTAGGTGGATGGTCGATGGGTGCTGCTAGTTATGCAATCTATCATGAAGGTAATAATCCATCATTTGGTCAACTAGGAATTTCAGCTTCTAGTATTAATGCACTTGGTATAAATGCACAAAAAGTTGATGATATTGAGGGTGCAAGCTTATTAAGATCGGATCAAGATGATTCGTTTAGTGGAGCATTAACTTCTAATGCTAGACATAACGGAATATTTGGAACTTACGATTCTTACAAAACCGATCATATTTGGTCTATGGGTACTGCTTATAAGAACCATTCCTCTGGAACAAACTTCGGCGGTTTATATGGACTAGCTTACAAGCATACTAATAACACCACTGGCGGCACGATGGGTGGCGGTCACATGATGGTTTGGTGTCAAAATGGAGTGCCTCAGGGATCTATAGGTAGTAGTTGTGTTTGGCACACTACTGCAATGAAGGTTACGTCAAGTAACCATACTGTTTGGCACGTAGGTAATGACGGCCCTGCTTCTGGATTAAATGCTGATAAATTAGATAATAATGAAGGTTCTTTCTATAGAAATGCTGATAACATAAATGCTGGAACAATTCATCAGAATTATCTTGGAACTAATAATAATAGAACTAGTACTTATTTCCTAGCTGGTGATAATGTTTGGAGATTAGTTAATACTGCTCTTATTACAGATACATCACCACAATTAGGTGGCCACCTTGATACTAATGGTAAGAATATTAGTTTTTCTGATGCTACTACGTTTGGTACTGATGATACATTACAATTTGGTGCTGGTAATGATTTACAAATATTCCACGGATCTTCAAGCAACGGTGTTTCTCATTATAGAAACAGAAATATAATTAAAACACAAGGTGGTAATGCTAATTTGACGATAGAGTTAGGTTCAACTACTGGAACTGGAATCCTTATTAGAGAAAATGTTAATGGTACTATTCGCAACGTACTACAAGGTGGATGGGGTGGTGCAACAACCCTTTATCATGGAGGAAATTCTAGACTTGATACTCGAAGTGATGGTGCTCATGTCACTGGAACCATGTTTGCTGATAAGTTTGATACCAGTGCATCAGGTTCAAGAATACATGCAGTTGATGCAGGAAGTGGTGTTACTAAGGTATTATGTGAAACTAATAATGATAATACGGTTAGACATGGAACTGCAGCTGCTATAAAGGCCTTCTTAGGTGTAGGAGATACTGATAGAGTAAGAGTAACTGTTTTGAATTCAGGAAGTGGTAATTTTGCTACTCAGAGTTGGTGTACCCACTTAGTCGCCATTGTTAATGGTGGTGGAGGAGCTGGAGGTAATGCACGGGGTACTGGATTAGGTGGTTGGGGTGGTAATGGTGGCCAGAATTTCAATTATCGGGAGCAATTAAGTGGAATCCAAAGTATTCCATACTCCGTAGGTGCTGGTGGTAGTTTACATGCAGTAGGTAGTTGTGACGATAGTCCATCTGCTGGTGGTAATGGAGGCACAAGTTACTTTGGTCCTACTAGTAACAGAGCTACCGCATCTGGTGGTAATGGAGGTGCTGGTGCTAATTCTGGCCAGAGAGGTGCTAATGGCTCACATGGTGGTACTAGATTCTTTGCAGGTGATTATGGTCAAGGTGGAAGAGGTGGTATGACTGCATCTAGTGGTGATGATGGTGGATGTTCACATACTGGAACAGCAGGTGGTGGTGGTGCTATTTGGATTCTAGAGCTTGGATAAATATAAATATCCTATTTCTATATTTTGTTATGAGGCTTATTAGAAATCCATTTAATGAACATGAAGTAGAAAAAATTATTGAGAATATGGTTCCATCGATTGAACATGCTAAAAGATTTGCTATGCATGATAATGATCGTAAGAAAACTATTGTAGAAGTACCTGAATGGAAAGATAAAATAAACAGAGAATCTTTAATGGAACTTTATAATAAAAAAGAATCATTAGATATGAATAATACAAAAAATCTCTTTAATTATAATGTTGCTACAGTAGGAAATGCGGAACAGGCTGAAAATATTAGACAAGTATTGAGGGATAGATATAGTCTTCCAGTTCAAGCAAGAGGTCAATTTTATTATCCACCAACAGGATATATGGGATGGCATACTAATTGTGAAGCACCAGGCGAAAGATTTTATATAACTTGGGCAAGTGAAGATAAGAAATCATTCTTTAAGTATTATGATTATGAAAAGGATGAGATTATTACTGATTATGATGATAAAGGACTCACTGTAAGACAATTTAAAGTACCTGAATCACCACCTTACTTTTGGCATTGTGTTGGTAGTGAGTGTGACAGGTTTAGTGTTGGATTTTTAGTTCAGAGTAGTGTGGAATTAGATTTTGATATCTACCACAAATTACTTGATAAAATGGAACATAAAGAGATTTCTGATTATATTGGTAAATTGGTTCTGGATGCAGATTCATAAATAACATTACTAGTTAGTATACCCATGGCTATAACACATACACAAAATATTACATTGATGGAAGTTCTTAGGAGTAGTTCTGATAATGTTGTTGAGAATATAAAAGTGGTTACAACTTCTGTTGATGATTCTGATCCTTTAAAATATACAGTAACAAAATCAGATAGATTTCATATATCAACGGATGGAATTAGTGCTTCTACTTCTGGATTTAAACCTTATGCCGATTTAACTGAAAGTGAAGTTCTTGGTTGGATTTCATCTGAATTGACTACTGTTAGTGCAAAAACTAAAGAAGAAAATGAAGCATCTGTCAAGTTATTGATATTACAGGATAATCCAATTGCAATAGATAAGGAAGTACCTTGGTAGAATATTCCGTATAAATAATATGAACCGATAGATATCGGTGATTACGGTATATACCATCAGAGGAGCCAAATGGC